TAAAAGGTTAGCCATTATAGTCTTCCTTTGTTGCTCTGCCACCAATGCTAAAGGCGGCTAGTTCACCAGATTTTACCTTAGCCCAGACATCATCGTTATATACTTTAAACGCTACTATCCAACCTTCACGGTCACTCTGGATGCCAAGGGAATCACCTATTTCTTTAGTGATAGGCATAGAATGGATAACGGCCCCAATCTGTTCGCCCTTGTGCATTTCTTTACCTACACGTACATGCTCCATAAACTTATTTACGGCACTTACTAACGTGTCAGGTTTAATTACATCGCCTTGTCTATCGACTACTGGTTCACCCTTTTCGGTTACTACAGAAGCCCAGCCATAGACCATGCGTTGTTCTTCATCGGTCTTTAATATTTGACCTGTTATATCTTTAGTCATACTTCCCACTGTGCTACCACTCCACATTCTACAAGACCAATATCTTGCTGAGGTTTTATCTTTAGCCGTACTACATGAGTGTCGGCTTCTAAAGTTAGCTCTAGCTTTAGGATCATCTCGACGAATTTCCATGTTAGGGTCACCGAAAGTAACTTTCTTAGTCTTACCACCAGAGTTTACGTAAACACCAAACTTCTTACTAGAACCCTTTGGTAGTCTAAAAGGTTTATTTAAAGGTTTATCTGCTTTGTTAATAACTTCTTCAGAAGGTAGATTGTCTATATCAAACGCTTCTTCCATCAGTCTAGATCCTCCTTAACTATAATAGTAAAGTAACCATTGTTAGGAAAAGTCTCTACTGTGTTATCAGCATATGTAACTTCTACTTCACCATAGTAAGTACCAGCAGTGTTAGTATCTGAGGATACCCAAGGATATTGCACTATACCACCAGAAGCATTTGTAACTGTCATAGGAGCATCTACTTTAAGTGCTGTTGCTCCAAACGCTTTCATGTGAAACCTAACACCATTAGCACCTGTAATGTTTATTGGGTTACTGTTTGCGTCCTCAAGAGTTACTGCCAGCTTAGGGCTAGTATCATTTGTTTTAATTCTAAAAGCCATTAGCCTATCTTAACCTTATTGTTTGAGTTAAACCTAACTGAGTTACTGTTTGCTATACCTGTCTTACTTCCTATACGCTGATTACCTATATTAACTACTCTAGCTAAAGCTGGGTCATAGTATGGTTCACCTAAAATTGGAATACCAGTAATAACATTTTCTAGTAAGAAGTAGTGATCACCTATTATTACAGACTTACCTACTTCTGGTATTCCTGTATTTAAGTTTGGTGTAGATAGTGCTATCTGGTATACCATGACAACATTACTTACGTCTGGATTACCTGTTACTAACTCTCCAGTAGAAAGTGTCTCTTCTTCAGACATTGATATACTAGGTAAATCTACAGCACCTGTATTTAGGTCTACAGTAGAAATAACTTGATCTTGATTAAATACAGGACTGTCAATTTCAACAGGTGCAGTATTTAAGTTTGCTATTTGTAATATGTGTTGTTGTAAGAAACCTGCACTTGGTGTCTCTGGGTTCTCAGTGATTATAGGTCTTGCAAAGAATTTCTCATCTTCTTGCATAGTAACAATAGGTATAATTATGTTACCAGTATTTAAGTCTGATATACTAAGAACTTGGTTCTGGTTTACAACAGGTACATCTAGTGTAGGTATTCCTGTATCTACATTACCAGTAGAAAATGTCTCATCTTCTTGCATTGTAGCAGAAGGTAGATCTATTCCTGTATCTAAGTTAGGAGTAGAAAGTACATTACCTTCTGTTATGTCTGCACTATCAGTATTTGGAGTATCAGTAATTATATTTAGAGCAGAGAAAGTCTCTTCTTCTGACATAGCTAGGTTGTCAATGACTACCGCGCCAGAATCTAAGTCTCCTGTATTTAATGTATGCCCTTGATTTATAGAAGCAGTTTCTAAGTCTGGGCTACCAGTGGAAATTGAAGTTGCTGTAAGGTCGTATCTAAGTATGGCAGTAGCACTACCTAAGACTGGGTTTCCTGTACTAATACTAACAGCAGAGAATGTTTCGCCTTCTTGTAGTAGTGCAGTATCAATGTTAGGATTACCTGTACTAATATCCCCAGTAGAAAGTGTCTTACCTGAGTTCTTACTAGGTTGTCCTAATACTGGTTGACCTGTAGTGATAAATAAAGCACCTAAAGTCTCATCTTCTTGGAACGTAGTGTTAGATACACTTACAGCACCAGTAGTAATGGCACTAGCTGTTAAATCATATTCTTCACTTCCCATACCTGCAAAGGTAGCGGATGCAAAAGGGCTAGTACCAAACATTTATTGCTCCTAGTTTTCGTCACCCACATAACGGGATGTCCACATAGTTAATGAATATTTAACCCCAGACTTTAACTCATCGACATAATGACCATGAGTAACTTGACTAGGGAAGAGTATACAACTTCCAACGGGTACATCTAGGTTCGTAAAGTCCTGACGCGGAAAATAAAGTGTAGCACCTTCATAGTTGTCGTTTAATTTAACGCTACCAGTTATAAGAGATGCGTCTGTATGAAGACCTAAAGACTTCTGTGTATCCATAGCGTAACGCATAGTAAAAGCATCACGTAGTCCCATATATTCTACAGGCTTCCAGTGTTTCTCACATATCTTAAATAGTCTATCTCTCCAGAGAGCTTCATATTGTTTCCACAAACCTAACTTCTTAAGTCTTATCTCTTGTGCTGGAAACTTGTCTCCATCTAGATTACCCCAACCACCTAGAGCATCAGACTTAGCTATTAAGTCCTTACACTCACTTTCGGATAGTAGTTTTGTAACTAGCAAGTCTTGTGCTACTTCTTTGTATTCTAAATCTCTACTTGTCCTAGTAATAGGAGAGGATAGTTTCTCATACCCAAACTCTTTAGCTAGACTATAGAAGAAGTCTTTCTCTGACTTACCCCCATTACCATGATATATACATCCACAACAATTAGTTTTGTCGTTCCACAGTTGTCCATTTACTATCTTTATACTTGTATCGTGGTTTTGGAATATGTATGCTTCGTAGTCTAATCCTACTTTGTTTACATACTCTGTTTCTACTGTACCATCAATTAGTTTTAAGTATCTTGTTTGACAGTATAGTTGATCATCACCTTTAGCGTCTGTACTTGGTAAGTTAAGGAACTCATCTATTGCCCCTGCATAGCCTATATACAAACCACTATTTAAATACCTGTAAGGTGTTCCATCATCTATCCAACTTTCTTTATAGAAGTGGTTATCTGTTATAGGCCAACATTCTTGTTCTGCACCAAACAGTATATCTACGTCGAAGTCTAAGAACCTTTGTACTACTGTTGTATATTCTTCTGTAAAGAACGTATCATAGCCATCTACAAATAGTACTATATCATCTTTTGGTAGTTGTTTAACAAAGTCATTTACTAACTCTATTTTCCTTATACCATCATAACCTTCCATCTCACTATTCCAACTATCACCTTTACCTAAGTTAGTTAGGTTTATGTCATACTTGTCTGTTGACTGTGAGAGAGGCCACATCTTAGTTTCATCTGTAGCTACTGTTAGTATTCTTACTTTGCTTGGGTCTATCATCGGGGTATCTTCTTCCTCTATGGTACTTGGTCGGGATGACCTTGGGATCTGAGTAACGACCTCTTCTTTGTAGAAGTAGTTTTGTTTGTACTTTAATTTCATGGGAACCCACTCATCAACTGGGATGATGTTATCCTTAAAGTCTTTTATTAGTAGCCTTGCTGTATCAGGAGTAATTGCATAAGCATGGCAGTTATACCAATAACCCATGTCGTTTAGTCTATAACCTAACCAAACACTATCGTGGGAATTAAGGAGTCTGTCCACCTTGTCAGTATCTATATTATCGTATACTGCATCCTCTTCTAGTATAATACCATTAGAGTTACTATTAGCTATCTTTTCCCAGACCCTTAAATGGCTCACTGAGCATCCAAACTCACCTTTTAGTACTGATCTATTATGGATAGGGTCTAACCAGCCTGTACGGGGCTTACAGAGGCTCTCAGAGTATATCTGTTCCCAAGTCTTACCTCTAGCATCGTATGCAGAACCGTGAAGTGAGATTTGATACACTATCATTAGCTAGGCTTAGTAGGCCAAGTAATTGAATTAGGAAAACCAGCTTGCGATGGTAGGTTAAGCAAGTCAGTTCGGTACTGTGTCCACTCTGCTTGTTTATCTTCTGTAAGATCAGCCCAGCGTAGAGGATTAGTTACTAGAGGGTCTACTTCTTCTGCTAACTTTTGGTCACGCTCACTTCTCAGTTCTGCCGATAGTTCTGCGTCTAACTCTTCTTGAGTAGGTGCTACATATACCGCATAGTTTGAGCCAATAAGTCCAAGCAATACGCTATTGTCTACAGTCATATCTTCATCATCAAGGTTTAAAGTGTAGGGTATCCACGAATGTTCTGGATGGTTAATCTCTACATCAAATGCAGTATTCTCTGAGTTTAGAGACCTTGCGTTACGCACTTGTGTTATTATTACTTGATCGGGCATAAACGCCTCCTATTTTTTGCTGTTAAGATATTCTGACCCAGATACCACCAGGGTACCTACCACTTATGTTTGTAGACATGCTACCCATGAAGCGCCAAGTACCTGATTTAGAAACGTCATCACCGCGAACACATCTTTCGTAACCATCACTTCCAACATTCCAACCCATACCAGCGGCTCTTATGTAAGAGCCACTTGAAGTAGCACCTGATGCTACAGTTGCCCCATTTACTTTAAAATATCCATATAAATAAGTACCCACATCACCATGAGTTGTACTTGGTCCAACAGAACCACTATCGAAGTCATCACTTCCTCTTATTATACTTGCCATTTATTTATTACCCCTAAGATATTCTTATATACAAAGATGTTTGATACGCATAATATGTTCCTGAGTATGCTGGGGTACTACTTGCAGAACCTGTACCATAATATCCAATACTACCCATAAGTCTCCAAGTACCAGAAGGAGCAGTAGAATGATAACCTACAGAACTTGAGTCAGCCCAAGTACTAGCAAATCTAAGTCCACTACCAGCAACAGTACTACCAGAGGTAGCAGAAGTTCTGCTAGTTCTCCACATGAGAGCATAAGTACCAACATCACCCGCAGTTGTAGAAACACCACTTAATGTTGTAGTTGTGTTTGGTAAGGTTACAGTTATGTCAGAGCTTATATTGGGAGATACTAAAGTAACTGATCCACTTCCACTAGTATTACCTTGTAATTTTACTGTTGACATATTATACCACCGTCCACGTTTGGCCAGCACCTACTGTTACAGTAATGCCGTTGTTAATTGTTATTGGTCCTGCACTCATTGCATTTTTGCCGCTAGTTATAGTATAGTTAGTCGTTACAGTCTGTCCATTCTCAATAAACACTCCGTCACTACCACCGCCAGAAGCAAGTTCACCCTTTTGGCCTTTTTGTCCAGTACCACCAGTAGAGCCTGTTGAGCCAGTAGAACCTGTATTACCTACTTGACCCTTCTGTCCCTTCTGTCCCTTTTGACCTACTTCACCCTTCTGTCCTTTTTGACCTTGTGAACCTGTAGATCCTGTTGAACCAGTTGAACCAGTAGATCCAGTTTGACCCTTCTGACCCTTCTGTCCTTGAATACCTTGAGACCCAGTAGACCCTGTATTACCAGTACTTCCCGTAGCTCCGATCTCACCTTTTTGACCTTTTTGTCCCGTACTACCAGTAGAACCCGCAGATCCAGTTGAGCCTGTAGCTCCTGTCTGGCCTTTTTGACCCTTCTGTCCTTGCGAACCTGTACTACCTGTAGATCCAGTTGAGCCAGTAGAACCTGTAGCTCCTACCTCACCCTTTTGTCCTTTTTGACCTGTAGATCCTGTACCGCCAGATGCACCAACCTCACCCTTTTGTCCTTTTTGACCTTGTGAACCTGTAGACCCTGTATTACCTGCGCTACCTGTAGCTCCAGTATTACCAGTAAGGCCTACTTCACCCTTCTGACCTTTAGCTCCATTAGAACCGTTAGATCCAGCACTACCCGTAGCTCCTGTAGCCCCAATTTCGCCTTTTTGCCCTTTAGCTCCAGCAGAACCTGTTGATCCAGTATTACCTGTAACTCCAACTTCACCTTTTTGACCTTTAGCTCCAGCCGAACCTGTATTACCAGTTACACCGACCTCACCCTTTTGCCCTTTAGCACCAGTAGAACCAGCACTGCCAGTTGCTCCAGTATTACCTTGAATACCTTGAGATCCAGTAGCCCCAACTTCGCCTTTCTGTCCCTTCTGACCTTGAAGAGCAGTGGCAGTAACAGTAGCTTTTTTCCAAGTACCAGCAGAAGTATCATACGACACAATAAGATCATCAGATGCTGGAGATGCACTAGTAGATAAACCTGTCAATGCTGTAGGTAAAGCTGTGGCAGTAACATCTGCATTAGCAGATACGTTATCTAGTTTAGCCCCATCGACAGATACATCTCTGCCATCGACATTACCCACGTTTACTACGTTTCTACTGTCGTCAATTACCTCAGTGCCGTTTATTTTTACTGCCATCTTCGTGTACTCACTATTAGCTTATGTTATTGTTTGGTCAGTCTGTACGTCATTAGTCACAGACAATGTTCCGCTACTGTCGAGCTTGAATTTATTTGTTCCACTGTAAGCAAAGTATAAAGAGCCTCCAGTTTCAGTTATAGTCCAGTCACCAAAATCTACTGTCGGAGTAAATAGAGTTCCTGTCATTGTTCCGCCAGCTTTAGGTAAAGCATTATCAGCAGTAGTACCTTGGGCGGCTGTAGCATAATCTGTGCTATCAAATGCTTTTACTTGAGATAAGTTAGTAACTTCACTATCCATCAAAGCACCAGCAGATGTTACATTAGCTGTATCTGTTACATCAGCTCCGTCTTCTACATTTAAAGCAGTTAGGAGTGAGCTTTTAGTTATAGAGCCAATTAATCCGACAACTGATTGTACTGCATCTGTGTTATCATGTTTAGACCAGTTACCAGCGTAAACAGATGTAGAAGCGTTATCTGTAGTAGCGACAATGTTATCGCCTACATGAAAGGCAACACTATCTACAGTACCTGCTACAGATACATAATAGAACCAACCTGTT